TAATCTCATATAACTTATCGTGTAAAGGGTGTTTTGTGTACCTTCTTCCATCTAGTCTGTTTCCATATTCATCAGCAACTTCAAACCTGATAAGGTCACCTTTCTGATAACCTCTATCGTTTTTTCTTATCTCGAAATTTTTATTCCCAATGATTATTTCATCTGCGAATTGTTTTAGTATTTTTAATTTGTGTGTCACTTTTTTACCTCTCTCTTCACTATATTTTTACTTTCTATAAATGCAGCCATCTTGTCTGCCATTTTATCGCCTGTTTTAAAATCTCCTACTTCGTAACATATTTGTTGACGACTATCTAATCTTGCTATTTTTTCGTCTAACTGTGCTATGACCTTATCCACGTCATAGGCTGTCGGTTGATTTTCAATAAATTCATCAATTCCCATAAATTCATAATCTTTTCTTAAATCACAATCACCTTCTAGCGATTCGTGTAATACTTCAATTAACTTATCTGCATCTATTAATCGCATTCTAATCACTCTCCTTTCAGCATTTCACCTGTTCCACCATCTAATTTATTTCTATGCATAGGTTTAATCTTTAATCTGTAGCACAAAAGATTCAATATAGAACATGCTTCACTGTCGAGTACACTATGTCCTTTTGTGTTATATATTTTTGCTATTTCTCTTGCTACTTTCTTTTTACTAATAAATCCTAAATTATTCATCTTCCTGTCCTTTCTTATTTGACTTATTCAAAATAACCTGTTGTATAATTTACTCTTATGGGTTTATCACCTATAACTTCCGTTTTTAATGACGCATCTTCAAGGGACAATATAACTGTGCAGTCATTTAGTTCGAAAACTACTGTGTCACCATCATTGATTTTTTCATCTTCACCAAACTCTCTCTTAAAAGCATCAATTAAAATTAGTAATAAATCATCCATATCTATTCCTCACTTTCTGCTAGTTTTGCGTATTTCCAAGACCTTACAGCATATTCATTATTTGCTGTCCAAGATGTAGCTCCATACTTCCACGCATAGACTTTCCCGTCTTCAAATTTAGCAAAATATCTTTTAGTCCATTCACTGCTTTCATAATCTCTAACCAGAATTGGTGTATCAACCTCAACCTTGCTCCAATCGACCTGTTCAACGTGTTCAGATTGTAGCCACTGCTCTACCTTTTTAGGACTACAAGCGTCTTGGTCCTTGAACACACAATCTAAACAGAAAAGCTCATCACACATTTTCGGCTTTCCCGTTATTGAATCGATACCTAT